CATTAGCAGTCTTAGGATCCGTTTGCTGATTAAGCGTAGGCTCTAAGAAACCTTGCAGTTGCGTATAGTTCGTCGTACCGCCAGCAGTAAACACGTTAGCACTAGAGTAGCTAGAAGGATAATTAGCAATGTTAGAGACAATACTAATCAAACCATCCATCGTGCGGAACGGTTGACCATTGCGCTGACCTTGGAATTTTTGACCCCAGAAGACAGCTTTCTCAATGTCAACAGCATGGAACATGGAGCAATCTTGTTTAGATTCAGCCACATTCGTTTCACCTGCGAGCATCTGAGTAGCACGAACGCTATCAGAGAGAGCCCAAGTATTACGGAAAATCTGGGTAAGATTGGTAATACGAACAGGGTTGATAATGAGAGATTGCGGACGAAGAGAAGCTTCTTCAAACGCATTACCAATACTGTAGATGTTAACTGCTGCACCAATTGCTTGAGCAGAAGTACCACCAACAGCACGTTGAACTTGGACTTGAGTAAGACCAAGAATAGCAGTAACAAGAATGTTCTCACCAGTCGTATTCACACGGAATAACGTACCGGGAACAATATTGCTAGTGCTAGTAACAGTGAAAGTCGTATCAGCGTTAGTTTGACCAGCCGCACCGACAGTCATCTGCGGAAAGAGCATAGTTTTCGTAAAGAAACCATGTTCAGGTTGCAGAGCAGTTTCAGTCTTCATCATGCTAGTCATACCGAATAACGGTGCTTGACCAGCAGGCATCAGACGTGTGATATAAGCAGCAAACGATTTACGCGCTAAGTCTTGCGTAAATGCAGCACTATTGAAGATACCAACACTCATGATTATTTATTCCTTCCTGAATTAGTAAGAGTTGCCGATTGCGCGAAACTCAACGCGAGGGGAGAAAGTAAGAGCAACTAACGAACCAGTAGCAGTAGCGTTAGCAGAAAGAGTAACACCAACACCTGGTTGTACACTGAGAATAGTAGAACCGCCTGCAATGCCAGTACCACTAACTGCCATACCCGGAGATAAGTTTTGCGTTTGAGCAGCACTTAAACCAGTAATCACAGCAGAAGCGTTAGTCGTCGTAGCAGCATAAACTTGCTGAGGCGTACCATTAAGAACAGTGACTAAGAAGTCACGGGCTTTGCTAGCAGCAACAGTAGAAGTACCATCAGGACCAGCAACTAAACTAACGTTAGTGCCAGCAACAATGGTAGCTGCAAATGCAACAGTATTAACAAATCGCATACGATAGCTAACACCGGTTTGTACACCGCCCGGAGTAGTAGCACCAGCAGCAACTAATTGGTTCTGCAACATGGCATTAATCCAAGTAGCAGAATCAGGCGTGGTTTCGTTATAACCGGCGCCGGGACCAGTACGCCATAAAATTGCAGCTAATGCTTGGTTTGCAGTCCAAGTAGATGCACCAGCAGTAGTGTTGCTAGTATCTACACGTTCATTTAAGCAGGGCGTGTCACCAGGAGACATTTGCCGCTGCTGCCCATTATCATAAAAGATAGGAGTAGCTAAACTCATGATTTAAAAGTTCCTAATAAAAGGTTGAAATGTGAGAGAAGAGATTACCAATTCGAGAAATCTGCAGAAGCACGAGACTGAGGATTTTCTGGTTGCTTAATGATCTGACGACCATCACGCGATACGAATTTCTCAGCCATCGTATCGAAATACTTGCTAACGTGCTGCTTAACTTCATCCGGCGTTGCAGTCGGAAATTGACGAGACATTTGAATAGTTGCTGCATCAACTAATGGCGCGAAAGCAGGATCGCTCATAAGAGGATTATCTTGTCGCACAGCCCCAGAAACGGTAAGTTCACGGACAGCACCAGGGAGATATTCCTTCATACGCTGACCAGTGGTTTGAATACCTGTTTCCGTAATCTTGCTAGAGGCGATGACAGCAGTCTTAACAGCTTCTTGTGCAATCGTATTCATTGCAGTAAGAGTTGCAGAGATTGCATCTTCACCACCACCTTTAATCTTTCCAATCAGTTCCGGAGTTACCACTTTGGTGAAATCTAATTGACCAAAGGTTTGATTAACTTTCTGCTGATCCATCGTGAAATTAAACGCTGCAGGATCAGCCGGACCTTTTTGATTGGGATCAGTTTGCCAGAGCTTAGAATAGTCAGGCTCTTGGGGATTGGCATTATTTTGTTGTTGATTATTATTCTGAGTCTGATCCCCATTCACAGGAGTATTCTGTTGCTGAGATTGTTGTTGATTATTCTGTTGGACTTGCTGTTGATTATTTTGTTGTTGATTCAAATTCGGATTCTGAGGATTCATAGGGTCCTGAGGACCTTGCTTCATAACGCTACGGAACATGTCCATGATATGCATAATATTCTCCTAAGTGGTTTAATAAAAATTAACGAGATTCAGTATTTAACGCTGACACAGTATCCTCATGTTGTTGAATAAGGAATTCATACACAGAGATTGCTCCATCAATGTGAGCTTTCTCTTGAACAAATGCTGCATAATTTGAAGGATCAGGAACAAGATTCCTAGCCCTCATAGATTCTACAGCGAGTTGATGTTTGAGGAATTTAAGGAGATTTTCCGGCAGAATACTTAATGCTTTAAGTTCTACCGGAGTGAAGATATATTCTTCAAGAATTGGTTTTGCTGTTGCCATTAGGAATTCCAGGGTTGGGAGTGGTTTGAGATTGTTGAGGGTTCAACGTAGCTGCAACCTGTGCTGCAATAGTCCCAGTAGGGTCAGTATTTGCAGTGATAGGATTCTGTGCAGGGTTATACCCATAATCCTGTGGCTTAGGTTGAGCAGGTAAAGATGCTTGGAATTGTTTAATTGCTGCGTCAAGTCCTCCAGGTTCAGTTCCTTTAAGAATTACTTTAAATGACTCAGATAATTGTTCAACAGCTTTTTGCCATTGAGCCATTGCACCTTCAAATGCGATCTGAGCTTGAGATTTTTCAAATGGGGTAAGATCAGCTCCTTGAGTCTTAATAAGATAAGAGAACATAGGAGCGATATTATACCCAGCACCAAGAGCGGGAGCAGTACTAACAGTCTGAAGAACATTCTCTAATACATCTCCGCTGATAAGCTTTTCAGATGGAATGAGGCCATCACTTACTTTAAATTGGAGAGAAGCTTTACGAAGTTCTACAGGATCAATTTTAATAGGAGCTTGGAGTTCACGAGAATACATGGTAGCTGGAGTTTGTTTTTCCAGCACATTATTTTTCAGGGTCTCTTTCAGGGGAGTGAATACTTGACACTCATACACCATAGATTTGAGTTGATCACGGCCATTACTGTTAGCCATCACAGTATCAAACTCTTGCCTAGTTTTATTTCCCTTAACAAACTGACCTTGCCGCGCCTTATTAATACCATTCTGAGAATCAGCCATCTGAAGAAGTTGTTGGATTTCTCCAAACATCAGTTGAGACTGATTATCATTGTAGGGAAATTGATATACAGATTCCTGAATGTTCTTTCCATAAGCTGCAGGGCGAACAGGAATCTTTGCAGAAGGATTATCGGAATTAATTTGTTCAGGAGAAATGCGAGAAGGATCATAGAGAACACGATCAGAGATAGCACGCCTACGAGCAGCTACCACCGAGTTCATCATTGCACTCGTGACATTCTGGAAATCTACTGAATTTTGCGCTGCAGATTTAGTCTGATAAGTTAATCCATCTCGATTAGGAGCACTCATGAACACTGGCATGGTGTCAAATGCAGTACTCACAGGTTGAGCATAAACTAACACTGAGTCATTAACCCAGATAAATTTCCAGACTTGTGGAGTATTTCTTCCAGGAACATCAATACCAAAATCACTAGGGATGATTCGAGCGTACATTTTAGTACGCATGTAGATGTTTTTATATTCAATCTGAGTCCCACCTTTTTCTAACCCTGCCCATGCAAGCCAGTTGAATTGTCCTAAGAGAGCAGGATTAACACTTCGAGATTTAGAAATCTGTGGAATGAAATAGGTGAGAATACTGGAATCGCCAGTAACTGTAACTGCGGGAGTAGGAGATTCAAGAGCCGCTTTGATATTGGAAGTAATAATTGCAGGATTAGTGATAAGATCTTTTTTGAGTTCCACTCTTGAGACCATTTCACTCACACCACAAAATTCTCCAAATTTAGAGACTTTCGCAGTTTCATATCGCACATCCCAGAAAGTATTATAAGGGTCCCAACGATTAACTCTATTACCATCCCATGCGATAGGTTGGATACGTGCACTATTATTTTGAGAAGAGATGTCAGTATCAAAACCTGGGACCATTTCACGAGTCCACTCAGCTTCTAATACTCCAAAATTATATTTCTCCCCATCACGGAAGAACATGATAAATTCATCAGTCCATCCACCACGAATAGCTTGATTATCAATAATAGTTTCAAGCTGTTTTGCAGGTCCCATTAGGTTGGGAGAAGAAACAATTCCAAAGAGAGGAACACCAGTTAGGAATACTGAGGCTTGATAAGTTACTGCAGCTTCAACATGAGGGAGAACTACAGGAACAGTAATGTTGCGGAATTTATTAGAATCTCCACGAGCTACAGCAATACTAGCTTTACGTCCCTCCTCAGTCCAATCCATTTCGCGAGCATATTCTCTATCCACTCGCATCATTTGTTCACGAATAGGCCAATTCTGCCAAGCCATCATCTTAGCTTGGAGAAGATATTGTTTTAGAGCTTCTTGTGCTTGCGGGCTAATTTTGACAAGATTGACGAACGGATTGACTGCTGTATTTTTTGCCATAATCTCTTAGAATGGAGAGTTGTATTCAATAACTTTATGAGAGTCAAATTCTTGTGTGGCGATCACAGTTTTATTAAAAATGAGAACCCCATAGAGTTCTAACATTTTCGGGCCATATGTAAGACAGTCCAGAGAGTTATCCACATTATCTCTTCGTAATGGATTAAACTGAGTGATTTGTGTGAAAATCTGAGGTCTCACATCTGGATGCAGTTTAATTTCACCTGTAGGTAATTGCTTAAACATGTTCACAATTCTGGAAGTTTTTTCGCGCATCCCAGAATGAATTTCAAGGAATTCAAAAGTTCCATCTTGAATCCCAAGCTGTGTACACGTAAATTGGAACCAATACAG